TACAGGTGTCTATAAAGATTATAACCCTCAATTATTAGCGACAATACGATATAAGTTCTAATCCTATTATTATAAATAGTAGAGATTATGGCAACTCCAGCAACACGAGAAACACTTAAACAATATGCTTTAAGAGCATTAGGTAAACCAGTTATAGAGATTAATGCTGATGACGACCAGTTAGAAGATAGACTGGACGAAGCCTTACAATTTTATGCTCAATATCACTATGATGGTATTAGACGAACATATCTAAAATATCAAGTAACAGAAACAGATAAAGCCAGATTACAAGCGTCTTTAGGTTCAACAGAAACGGCCACTAAAAATTCAGTTTCATCTACTTGGTATGAAGGAAGCAATTTTTTAGTAGTGCCTGAAACCGTTATTGGTGTAACTAATATATTTCCATTTTCAGATAAAGCTAGTATGAATATGTTTGACGTAAGATACCAATTACGTTTAAATGACCTTTATGATTTTGCTTCAACATCTATTATTAATTATGATATGGTGTTAAGACATTTAGATTTCTTAGATCAAATATTAGTAGGTATAAAACCTATACGATTTCAACAACACGATAATCGTTTGTATATTGATATGGATTGGGTACACGATTTAGAAGTTGGAGAATTTTTAATTATAGACTGTTATCGTAAATTAGATCCAACAACATACACAGACGTATTTAATGACCAATGGTTAAAAAGATACGTTACGGCATTATTTAAAAAACAATGGGGAGCTAATCTAAGTAAATTTGATGGAGTAACTATGATTGGCGGAGTTAAATTAAATGGTGAAAAAATTTATACTGATGCAATTACAGACGTTGAAAAATTAGAAAAAGAAATTAGAGATAGTTTTGAATTAGCACCAGCATTTTTAGTAGGTTAATACTATGCCAGTAAATCATTATTTTCAAGGCGGCCAAGGTATTGGCAATCAAGCTGAAAAAACACTTTACGAAGATTTAATTGTAGAGGGCCTACAGATATATGGCCACGATGTCTATTATTTACCAAGAACATTAGTCAATAGAGATTTAATATTAGGTGAAGATACATCTAGTAGATTTGACGATAGTTATTTAATTGAAATGTATTTTGAAACATCTGAAGGATTTGCAGGACAAAGAGAATTAATCAACAAATTTGGATTAGAAATAAGAGAAGATACAACGTTTGTTATTGCGAAAAGAAGTTGGCAAAATCAAGTAGATAATCCAATGACACAGATTGTAGAAGGCCGTCCTAATGAAGGAGATATTATATATTTTCCTTTAATGAATAGCTTTTTTGAAATACAGTTTGTAGAAGATCAAGAGCCATTTTTTCAATTAGGTAATCTACCAGTTTATAAATTAAGAGTAACACGTTGGGAGTATAGTTCAGAAGAATTAAATACAGGTATTGCAGAAATAGATGATAAAGAAACTCAATACTCTTTAAATCTACTAAACAATAGATTTACTTTAGAAAATGAAACTGGTTCTTTGCAATTAGAAGAAGATCAATCATCAGGTCAACCAAATTTCTTTTTAAATGAAGAAGCAACTACAACAACAGTGGCCACTCAATCTACTTACGCACAAAATTTAGATTTAGATACAGAAGCTGGCTTTGATACACAGTCTGTAACTGATGATATATTAGATTTTACAGAAAGAAACCCATTTGGAGAAATTGACTAATGTTTGGTAATTTTTTTTACAACGAAGGAATGAGAAAGATAATAATTGCATTTGGTCAATTATTTAATAACATAGTTATTCAATCAACTTCAAGCACAGGTGCTGTAACTAAAAGAATAAAAGTACCTTTAGCTTATGCACCAAAAGAAAAATTTTTAGTTAGACTTGACCAAAAACCAGATTTAGATGATCGTAGTTTTGCTGTTACGTTGCCTAGATTAGGATTTGAAATTTCAGGTTTAGCTTACGACGCTACTAGAAAATTAACAAGAGTTCAGAAATTCAAAAAAGTTAAAGCTGGTGAATCAGGAGAAGTTCATAATTTTAATTATGTTCCTGTGCCTTATAATATAAGTTTAAATCTATATGCTTTTACAGCTACAGCTGAAAATGGTTTACAGATCGTAGAACAGATATTACCATTCTTTCAACCTGATTACACAATTACAGTAAATGTTTTACCAGAGATGAATATAAAAAGAGATGTGCCTATAATTTTAAATAACATATCTTATGAAGATAGTTACTCTGGTGATTTTACGACTCGTAGGGCCGTTATATATACCTTAAACTTTACTGCCAAAACATATTTGTTTGGGCCTATGTCCAATCAAGGTGTTATTAAAACTGTACAATCAGATATTTACACTGATACGGATTTAACTACGGCAAAAAGAGAAGAAAGAATTGTGGTAGTACCTGACCCTACTACAGCTGATGCTGATGATGATTTTGGATTTACAACAACAATTACTTCTTTCACTGATAGTAAGAAGTATAACCCCGTGACTGATACTGATGTTTAATTATGACAAAACTAGAAGATAAAGTAAACGAGATACTTGGCATAGAACCTGATAATAAACCTACTTTAGAATCTTTAGTTAAGGTAGAAAATCCTTCAGTTCCTAGAATAGAAGATACGAACAAGTCTGATATAGATAACGATTACAAATATAGTAGAGATAATTATTACGACCTTATTCAAAAAGGCCAAGAAGCAATTGAAGGCATATTAGAAATTGCAAAAGAAGGCCAGCACCCACGTGCCTATGAAGTAGCAGGCCAATTAATTACCAACGTTGCACAAACAGTAGATAAGTTACAAGATTTACAAAAGAAATTAAAAGATTTAAAAGACTTACCTAAAACTGCAAATCAAAATATTAAAAATGCTTTGTTTGTCGGTTCTACGGCTGAATTACAAAAAATGTTAAAAAGAGAAAATGAAACTATTAAAAGCACAATCATTAAATCCGAAAAAACAGATATTTCAGATAAGTGATTTAACTTATATAACACGTATAACTCCTTTAAAAGAGTTATTGAATGGTGACGATATGATAGAACCTATTGAGATAATGAAACACGAACAATCTGAAAATTTAAGATTAGGTGCGAATGGTGTTAACTTTGTTGAGAAGAAATATAGTGTATGGAGAGGCAATCAACGAATACAGGCCGCATTACAATTGGGTTACACACATATAGAAGGAATTATAATTAATGAATGATTTAAAAGAATATATTTTTCCATACGAAAGTTTTATTGGAGGTTGGTATATTCCTGAAAAATTATGTGATGATATAATAAATTATTTTAATGTTAATAAACATAAAACTAGTTTAGGCAAACTTGGAGGAGGTAAAGTAAATTTTGACAAAAAAAAATCAATTGATTTAGGCATCAATATAGATAATTTTAATTATCCTTTTAATGAATATCAAAAATATCTTTCTCAGATTACAAAAAACTTTGAATCTAAATATGATGATGTTAAAGATTTAGATTATTATGGTTTAGTAGAAGGTTACAATATACAATATTATGAAAAAAATGCTGGGTTTAAAATTTGGCATTGTGAAAGAGGTTGCAATTTGAATAGAAATTTGGTTTTTATGACTTATTTGAATGATGTAAAAGATGGTGGCACAGAATTTAAATATCAAAAAATTATTACCACAGCAAAAAAAGGTTTAACATTAATTTGGCCTACTGATTGGACACATACTCATAGAGGTCAAATTAGTAAAACAAGTGAAAAATATATTGTAACAGGTTGGTTTGGATATTTACCAGAAGAAATAAAAAAATGAGTGAAGTTTATCTAGGTAATCCAAATCTTAAAAAAGTAAACGTACCTGTAGAGTTTACACAAGAACAAATTTTAGAATTTGAAAAGTGTTCTAAAGACCCTTTATACTTTATACAAAACTATGTAAAGATAGTTTCACTCGATTTAGGTTTAGTGCCTTTCAAAATGTATAACTTTCAAAAAGAAATGGTTGGCACTATGCATAACAACCGTTTTACTATATGTAAATTGCCAAGACAATCAGGTAAATCAACAACAATTGTATCTTACCTATTACATTATGTTCTGTTTAATCCAAATACTAACGTTGCTATACTTGCAAACAAATCATCTACAGCAAGAGATATATTAGGCCGTTTACAATTGGCCTATGAAAATATACCAAAGTTTTTACAACAAGGTGTATTAAACTGGAACAAAGGTAATATAGAATTAGAGAATGGCAGTAAAGTTGTGGCCGCTGCAACTTCTTCAAGTGCAATCCGAGGAGGTTCTTATAATATAATCTTCTTAGACGAGTTTGCTTTCGTACCAGCAACTATTGCTGAACAGTTTTTTAGTTCGGTGTTTCCTACAATTTCTTCTGGTAAAAGTACAAAGATGATTATTGTTTCTACACCTCACGGTATGAATATGTACTATAAGTTATGGACAGATGCTATTAACAAACAAAACGATTATGTTCCTATTGATGTACATTGGTCAGAAGTTCCAGGACGAGATGAAAAATGGA